AGGACAGCCAACCGAATCAATCGGCGTGTCTGGATTTGCTATTGGAAATAAAGCCAGTCGCAGCGTGTGGGGTCTATATTCAGACGTGCAGTTTACTCAAGGAAGCTATGGGTTTGGGCTTGAGCTTGCTGTTAAAAACCTTGAAGGAGTAAATCGAAGCAGCACTCCATACGTTTTTACAACTGGAACATACGGTATTTGGCTAGCTGCTGGAGGCGACCCATCTTACGGAGGAACTCCAACCAATCCAAGTAACACTGCAATTGCTATCGGCAAGAACGGGAGCACATGGAACAAAGGAATTTTGTTCCGATCAGATGGCATTACTGGAACGGACGGAATCACGGGCACTGGCACTGCTATCGAAATGGCTAAAGGCCATCAACTTTTATGGAGGACGCCATCAAACTTTTTTGGTTTTACAATCCGCAGTGACGCCACAAACAACTCGCAAAATCTGACTATTGCAGCGCAAGATGGATACGTTGGCATTTATGGATATTCAGGTGTTTGTGCTGCATTTTTTACAAATGCAACTCCAGCAAATTATTTTCAATTTTTTAATTCAAGTGCTGGATCTTATCCGGTCATTGCTGCTGCTGGATCTGACACAAACGTCGGACTTTTCTACCAAACCAAAGGAACGACACCTCACCGCTTCGTATCTCAAAACTCTCTGGCCAACGAAGAGTTCCGCGCTGGAGGAGTCAACAGTGCGCCCGTCAACTACCTTCATGCGTATGGCACGAACTCTGGTGTTGGAAGCGCGATTCTTTCCGCAAGCGGAGCAGACACAGATGTTGATATGCGTTTTGTAACGAAAGGTGCCGGGCTTGTCCGTTTCGGAACTTTTGTCGCAAACGCTGATGCGCCCATCACCGGATACATCTTGGTGAAAGATGCAGCAGGAACACAACGCAAGCTCGCAATCATCGCTTAACACTATGGATCCACGGAAAATGCTAGTCGAACAACTCGGTCAACTCTTGCTCGCCAACATTGAGCAAGCTGCGCTTATTGAAAAGCTAAAGGCTGACCTTGAGAACCTGAAGCAATCAGCATCCGAAGCAAAATGAACTGGAAAATCACGCAGATTAAAACGCTCGACACGCCGGTTGCTGGGACAGTTGTAAACGCTTCGTTTTCGGTGTCAGACGGGACATCAACCATTGAGTCAGATACCAACTTACTGCCGCCAGACGTTGATTCATTCACGCAGCTCGATGCCGCGACCGAAGAACAAGTCATTCAGTGGGTAAAGGATGCGCTCGATGATGGCGTTCACGAAGAGGAGTACAGTAACGTTAAGAAATACGAGGACATGGTTGCTCAGAAAACAGGAGCAACCCAACCGCAGATAACGCCATTTCCTTGGCAGTAATCATATACCTTATGAGCAGCAAAGCATTTCAGAACGCAGACAAGCTGAACGGAATCGTCAGCGTCACCGATTACGGTGCAAAAGGAGATGGAGTAACAGATGACAGTGCGGCAATTCAGGCGGCGATTAACGCTGGAAACTCAATTTATTTCCCGTGGGGCACATACTTGTGTAAGGACATCGTAGTTGGCACGCACAAGAGCCTTTACTGCAATGGCTCCATCTTCAAACCAGCAGCTGGCGCGAACTGGGTCTTTAAGTTGGTAGCTTACAAGCCTGCTCTGTATGACGCCTATTTCGACGGGACTAGCGACCCGATTCCGAATGACCTTGATCACGCCGCTGTAATGGTTGGTGATAATACGGTTTCTTGCAAGTTCGCGCAGATTCAAAACTGTATGTGGGTAAACCACAACGTCGGCTTGCTTATTGGTGGAAACAGCGCTTACGAGGTTGGTCAAGGATTCGTGAGCAACTGCCACTTTATCACCTTTGCTTCACGCGGGATTATCGTCAAAAAGAACGCGCTGGATTTCACATTCACTGACATCAACATTCGCGCAGGAACTGTTGCAGGCGCTCCGAAAGCAGGGACGATTGGATTTAATCATGTAGGAACAGGGACAACGATTGGAAGAGGCGGACACATACTCAATAGTATTAGCGCGTTGGGATGTGAGACAGGATTCCAGTTAATGGATTCTGAGTTTGTCACGCTGGAGAACTGTATTGCTGACAGCATTTCTGGAGCTGGCTTTCAGGTTAATTCAACCGGTCCATACACAACTGGGACGGGAAGCCAAAGAATCAAGTTCAACAACTGTTTTGCCGGAACCTGCAAGCTTGGGTACGAGATTATCAACGGTGCGCTCAATATCACCATCTCAAGCCCAACAACGTACTTCCAAGGCGTTATACCTCCATGGGGATCGGCTCCATTCTTCAAGACGACCGGAAACTACGCGACGGCAAATGACATCTTTGTCGACTCGACATCTCACCTCTTCTTGAGTGCATGGGAGTCTGATGCTTACAGCTACACGTTCTCCAGCAATGTCTCTTTTGCTGAGTCACAACAATTTACTGTTGGATCAACAGCAATCGTGGCGGCAGCAACAACGGCATATTTGACAACGGCAGGCGCGTTGACTTCCGAGTTGATGCAGTTCATAGCTCACAAGAGAGGCATTATTTTTGGGTTAGTGGCGCAGTGTGGTGGTGCGCCGGGCGCAAGCGAATCGTTCACCTACACTGCTCGCAAGAACTTCGTGGACACCGCAGTGACTGCCACAATCACTGGAGCAAGTTCGTTTGATGCATCATCAACCACGATTATCCCATTTGCCGCTGGAGACAATCTGACCATGAAACTTGTTACAAGTGCAGCAGCAGTCGCAAGAAATCATCGAGCGATACTGAAGGTTGTCTACTTCGGATAAACCCCACCATGCACCACCTCACCCACTCCCTCATCGCACTCGCCATCCAGTCCGTCATCGCTCTTGTGAGCGGTGATTGGTGGACGGGCGCAGCGGCAGGTGCATCGTACTTCTGGGGGCGCGAGTACGCCCAGGCGGAGTACCGCAACATCGAGCACAACTACGGTGGACGCAGGGCGAATATGCCCTTCTGGGGCGGCCTAGAGGCCCGTGCGTGGACGCTCAAGGGCATACTGGACTTCGTACTGCCAACGGTTGCCGTGACGGCCTTGGCGCTTCTTGCAGACAGAATCAACCAACATCACCTATGAAATACATCCTTGCTCGCTTGCTGGAACCATCGACGTGGCGCGGAATCATCAGCTTGCTCACGGTCTTTGGAGTTCGTGTTGCGCCAGACCAAGCAGACGCTATCCTGACCGCCGGCGTGAGCGTGTACTCCGCCATCAACATCTTTCGTAAGGAGAAACCGTGATTGCCGATATCTCGTTTGAACCCATGGTAAACCAACTCGTTGCTCAAGGGCCGCTTGCGTGTGCAATGGCCATCGCCATCTGGTATCTCTCGCAGAAGATCCGCGAGTGCGAGGACGACCGGAAGGAACTCTGGAAACGGGTAAGCGAGCTGGCAGAACGGTTCGGAGGCGAGCGGCACTGAAATGAAACTCTCCGACGCAGGGCTAAAGCTCATCATCGACTTTGAGGTGGGCGGCGGTGAGGATTACTACCGAAAGTTCCTTCAGAGCCCGACATGGCCCGGGGAGCAAAGCGGTGTAACTATCGGTATTGGCTACGACTTGGGCTACACGACGCCGCAACAGTTCCAAGAAGCATGGGAGGCACTTCTCCCTGAGTCTGACTACCTTGCGCTCACCGCCGCCCTCGGAGTCAAAGCCAACGCAGCCCGCGAACTCTTGCACGCTTCGCCAACCATGCGGAGCATCGTGATCCTGTGGACAAAAGCCATTGAGGTCTTCCAGAACAACACGGTTCCGAAGTTCTACCTCCAGATGCTGCGCATCTATCCGCAGGCAGAGGACTTGCCGGATGAAGCGCGGGACGCGCTCATCTCGCTGGTGTTCAACCGCGGCACAGCGCTCTCAGGAGAGAGGCGCTCCGAAATGCTTGGAATCCAGAACGCTATGCGTGATAGGCGCTTCTACGACGTACCTGCGCTTATCCGGTCAATGAAGCGTTTGTGGCCTAACACCAAAGGCTTACAACGTCGGCGCGATGCAGAAGCTGAGTTGTTCGAGAAGGCACTTGAGCCTAAGCGTAAGCGATGAACTCAAGGCCCTTGCCTTTGATGGTTGGAAGCATCCCGTTTTCATCGTAAATCCCTGCGCCTTTGGGAATAATAGTGTCCGGCGGCATGGCGCTTCCCATGGTCGCAATCGGGCCTGACTCAGAGTAAACCTTCGGAGCAAGCGTCACAAGCCCCGCGGGAGCGTTGTGAATACCGGTGAATCGTGCAACAAGTTCGCTGGAGGAGACAGGTTCCATGGGCGTTGGACGTTACGGCAGAGCGTCTTACGACGAAATGAAAAAACCTGTTGCAGCGCGAACGATTTTCGCGCACAGTCATCGGCGCCATGAGTTACACCATCAACGGTCGGCGCGTGGTCAACAGCTTCGGAGGCGTCAAAAACCTCTGGAAGAAGTTGCTCTTCCACGGTGTGCTGGTCCAGCCGAGAACGCTGGCGAAGTGGATCGAGAAGGGGAAAATCCCGCTGGATAAGTTCTGCGCTTTGGTCTCCATTGCGCACAAGGAAGGCTGGAATCTCCGTCTGGAAGATATGTGCCCAAGACTGAAAACTGAACTACAACAAAATGACACTGAAACAAATCCGCTTCGAGATATCGAAGCGCAATACCAAAATCGCGTCCCTTGAGGACGAGATAACCGCACTGGAGCAGGCTGCCCTCAACATGGTCGGCGCTGACCTCCAGAACAAACTAGCCGAGTCCGGTAAAGGGCACGGGGAACTGACGACAACCATCGACGACGTGAAGCTCACCTACGAGGTTAAGGCAACTTACCTCTGGGATCAGGGCAAGCTGCAATCCCTCTGGGAGGCGCTACCGCTCGATGACGCTCGCCAGCTCATCGCCACCAAGATGAGCGTACCGGCGCGGATGATTGAGAAGATTGGGGACGAGAGCGTCCTTAAACGGGTTCTCGACGCACGCACCACCAAGTACAGCGAACCCAAAATCTCCTTCAAGTAATGGCGCTCAAAATCATCAAAGCGGACGAGCGTCTCAAGCGCACGTCGGACTGCGTGAAGGCAGTTGTGTTCGGCCCTGCCGGTGTCGGCAAAACCTACCAAGCCCGCACGCTGGACGCCAAGACCACCCTGTTCGTTGACCTTGAGGCCGGTACGCTGGCGCTTGGCAAAGACTGGAAGGGGGATGTGCTGGACATCCGGGCAACGTCTAACGACATGGCAGCGCACCCGTGGGAGTTGGCAAAGGCCATCGCCCTCTGGCTTGGCGGGCCTGACCCAGCTGACGCCAACGGCAGCTACAGTGCAGCTGCCTACAAGCAGGTGTGCGAAGCCTTCGGCTCACCGGACAACCACAAACAGTACGAGACGCTGTTCGTGGACTCTATCACCGTCGCAAGCCGGATGTGTTTTGCATGGTGCCAGACGCAGCCAGACGCCTTCAGCGAGAAGACCGGTAAACCCGACATCCGCGGCGCCTACGGGCTTCTTGGACGCGAGATGATTCGGTGGGTGACACAACTCCAGCACTGCCACAAGAACGTAGTGCTGGTGGGCATTTTGGAGCAGCAGGAGGATGAGCTCAAACGCAAGTACTGGGACGTTCAAATCGAGGGCTCGAAGACGGGCCGCGAGTTGCCCGGTATCTTTGACCTCGTTCTGACGCTTCAGAACTTCGAGGCTGAGGACAAGTCGCAGTACCGCGCCTTCGTCTGTCACCAGCAAAACCCGTGGGGCTACCCCGCAAAAGACCGCTCAGGCACGCTTGAGCTTCAGGAACCCGCTGACCTTGGTAAGGTGCTCGCCAAGATCCGCGCAGGCAAACGTATCGACACCACTCAGAAAAACTAACCAAAATCGAAAATCATGTTCAACGCACAAAGCACAAACGTCGGCTCAACAGAGATGGAACTCATCCCGAAAGGGACAGTGGCACAGGCAATCCTTGTCGTTAAGGAGCGCAAGAACAGTCAGTCCACCGGTGGGGATTACGTCTCCATTGAGCTCGCCATCCAAGGTGGCCAGTACAACAACCGGCGCGTGTTCGGGATGCTCTGCAATCCCTTCGACGCCAACAACAGTGAGGTATGGCGCCAGATGGGCATCGGCGCCATTACTCGCATCCTTGAGAGCAAGGGTGTCTTCAACCCAGAGCACCCAGAGTCGTACGAGCAGTTCAATGATGGCGAGTTTGCCAACATCATGGATGCGATTAACGGCGCTGGCGTCGTCATCAAGGTCGGCATCGACAAGGGCAAAGACGGACGGGCAGACCGCAACAGCATCGCGGACTGGGGCTCGCCGAATCCAGCCAGCAA